TTTTTTTTTTTTTTTTTTTTTTTTTTTTTTTTAATTATTAAATTAATAATATTATCCATTTTTACTGTCCTCTTTTGTAGACTGGCATGCCGTATGCAGTAGAGTACGAGACAGGACAGGGGAGGAGATGTCAAAATAATGACACATAATATTATAACTTGTGTACTATGTAATTCAAATAATAACATTAGAATACATAAAATGTTTCAATTATATAGACATAAGGAAGGAATGCCATTATGTAATAAATGTTATCGTACAATTATTAGAAGAATTAAATTGATTCAGGAAATAGGAGACATTAAACAATACATATTAAATGATTTTATTCAATCAATGGACCCATCAAATATTATTGATTAATTATTCACTATATTCAGATAGACAAGGAGAACAAATAATGAGAAGGACAGGAGCACAACGACATACCCATAAATATTTCAAATTTAATGATTTATGGCATTGTGGATTACCCAATTGTACACATTACGTACCAGGTAATTTACCACCAGATACCATGATGGGCCGTAAGTCATTATGTTGGAAATGTGGAACTGATATAATACTAGATGCATTATCTATGATAAGAGATAGACCTGTATGTATTAATTGTGATCCTACTCAACAAACTATACTAGATATCAATGAATTCATTAATCATAAATTATCGCAATCAACTAATAAAAATCAAATCAAATCTTCAGATAATCAGGAGGAATTAATTATAATCAATGAACCTACAGATGAATAATTTATAATAAAAGTGTAGTCAAATTGACTACATCCCATAATGGAACACGGTGTCTCATAATATGGTACATGGTACCTTTAGGTGACACATCATGTTGGGGTGTATCATTTTGACTACACATAATATTGTATTCCATTGAGTGGTACGCGAATTGCATTCAATCCAGTAGGGAATCGCCTAATCAACAATATTATAACTGGAGTCAATAATGGATCAAAATAAAATAAACACACTATTCAAACTACTAGATGAACTAATAAACGATGCCGATTATGGTAACAGGACAAGCTATAAAACAATTCAAGCAATAAAACCACTAATTGATACTAAACTTGAAAAATGGACTATTCAAGCTAGAGATCAGAAAGGTCCGGCGAAATAATAATGAATCACAAATTCCACCCCTCATTCTCCGATAACACTAAATGTCTCAAATGTAAATATACCGAGATTATGCATGGTGATCAAGCAGAATGTGAAGTATGTAATAATATCGGGGAAGTCGAGCCGGTTTATGGCGGAATATTAATGTGTGAATCATGCCTTGAACGGGAAATGGCTCGTCAATTAAATAATCGTAGTCCAGAAAAACAGAATGAACGTGTTAAGTCTATGAATGAAATGATTGAGTCCTCGCGATCCATAGACAATAGTATTCAAGTTCATACTGACCTATTCAACGCACAAACGATATCAATCATCGAACTAAAATCGGCCATCGATAATGATGAATCGATAACCAATAAACCCTATGCATTAGCTAAGGAATTGAGTGTTCGATTCGCCAAATTCAGTAGCGTGATTTTTGAAAAGAATCAAGAAATAATAGAAGCCACGAATAAACAGAAAGCAATCCAAGTATACCTCAATAACTTAGCGAATCAATTGCGAATAGAGGAACGTGAACAACTCCACATAAAAGATGTCAATTATACGCCGAATCTCAAGAAAATTGATGGAAAGAAAAAGATTCGAATCAATAAGAAAATTGATAAAGTTGAACTAAAGAAATATGCTATGGAATTGGGAGTCTCTGAATTTACTCTTCAAATGTTAGTAGTAAGTAAGGGATTGTCTGTTGCTGATGCTGCTAAAATATTGAAGACTACTATTGAGAATGCTAAGACTAATCAGGTGAAATAATGGATAGAATGAAAGCTCATTCAATACTACGTAATACGTTAGATGAACATGGATTAAAGAATTGGGGAATCCGATTAACAGCCGATCCATATACATCATATCTCGGATTATGTATGCATCGGGATAAAATCATTATACTTAATTCGCATCATGTCGATATTCATCCGGAAGCTGAAATAATCAACACAATTAAACATGAAGTAGCCCATGCACTATGTCCAGGTCAAGGTCATAATGATGTATGGGCATCTAAAGCGCGTGAGATAGGATGCGATAATACCCTACCATGTTCCCACCTGAATCTACCAGAAAACGTAATTGATGCTATTAGAAGTGGACAGATGGTAGAAATGGTAGTCGAGGAAGAAACACATGTAATCAGGCGTCCTAAGTATGTCGTAACACAATTAAAGGATAAATGTCCTACATGTGGAGCCGTAGCTAAGGAACTATTCAGTTATGAGTCAATAGATACCAAAGGTAATGTAGTGAAACTCATTACCTTAGAATGTTTCCATATCATTAAACGAGTCATACCTCGTGGAACTCCATTCGAATCAATCGTGACTAATGGATGGAAACCAGAAATTGAATCCTGCAAACATGAATGGACCAAAAATCAGTGTAAGAATTGTGGTGAATTCAAACTATTCAATTTTCAAATCGATGGCGCGAAACACTTAGAGAGCGGATTAAGTACTCAAAAAGGATTCGGCGTATTCGATGATATGGGACTAGGTAAAACTATTCAGGCATTAGCCGTGATTAAATTCCATCCTGAATACACACCTACATTATACATTGTAAAGAGTGGAATCAAATTTCAATTCTTCAAAGAAGTCAATCGTATTCTTGGACCGGATTATCTCGGACAAATCATATCCACTTCTAAGGACTTCGTATTTCCAGGACTCAAGTCATATTTCATTTCATTTGATTTACTTCGTCGTTTCCCAAGGGAAAAACTCGAAGCACTAAAAATTAAATGTGTAGTAATCGATGAATGCCAACAAATCAAAAATCCAGATTCAGCCCGAACGCAGGAAGTAAGAAAATTAGTCGCATCAAATGATTGTAAAGTAATCCCTCTTAGTGGAACGCCATGGAAAAATCGCGGAAGTGAGTTTTTCGCCGTGCTTAATATGATCGATCCAATCAAATTCAATTCTTATCAGAGATATCTAGACACATGGGTCGAATACTATTATGAAGGTCCTAAAAAGAAAATGGGCGGAATTAGACGCCCGGACAAATTTAGGGAATTTACAAAAGACCTATTGATTAGGCGTGAATATAATGAAGTAATGGATGAATTTCCTGAAATTAATAGGATGAAACTTAATGTTCAATTAGATCAATTAAGTCAATCATCTTATGATGACGAAGTATCAGACTTCGTTAAATGGTATAACGACGCTGTTATAGGTGGTACTGAGGATTCAATCAATGGACTCGAAATTTTAGCAAAATTAAGTCGAATGCGTCACATAACTGGATTAGCTAAGATTCCAGCAACGCTCGGATTCATTGAAGAATTTATCGAAGATACGGATAAGAAACTAGTCATCTTTGTACATCATAAGGATGTGGGTCATCTATTATTTGGTGCATTAACAGATGTTACCGAAGGGAACATTGAATGGAAACATCTCGCGAAACAATTACGAGAGAATCGAGTGAAAGTCGTTAAATTGACTGCGGAGTTCTCTGATAGTGAACGATTTGAAATTCAGGAAGACTTTAATAAATGTGATAGAGTTATAATGATAGCTTCAACTTTGGCAAGTGGAGAAGGAATTAATCTTCAGACATGTTCAGATGCAGTAATGCATGAGAGACAATGGAATCCACAGAATGAAGATCAAGCTGCTCCTGGTAGATTCCGAAGAATAGGTCAGAAAAGTAACGTAATCAACATAACATTCTGCGAAGCCGAAGGCACAGTAGATGAACATCTAGATGGATTAGTCGAAACTAAAAGAAGGCAATTTCATAAAGTAATGAATAAAAGTAATGAAATAGAATGGAATCAATCTGATATTGGTAAACAACTAGCAGCTATCATCGTAGCGAAACATAACTCGAAAAAGGGTACTAATATCACACATGCAGCCACATTAGTTAGTTCGATGGCGAGGAAATGAATTAATGAGTGAATACCAAATTGGAGTATTATGGGGAATGATATACATAACCATTACTAGAATGCTTTTAGATGTACTCATTTTAATTTGTGAAAAATTATGGCCCAAGGATGAATAAAATGAATAAATGTATCACACCTGGATGTAAAAAGATTCCTATTGAAAATAATCAGTTATGCGAGACATGCCGGGCCGAATATAGCCATAGACAATATCATAAGTCAATGAATCGAATGACTCGAAATGAAAGATTACAAGGAATGGCAGATAGAGGATGTGATACTTGGGAAGAATATCGAGGTGAGAAATGATTCTTCATAGAATTAATAAATTGGGTGAAGATTACGAACTAAGGACTGATGATTTTGGAAAAAAGACTCTAATTACTTGGAATAAGAAATCTATTGTTGTAAATATACCCATTGATGAAATAAGTCAATGTTGGTATGACTGGCAAATGAAAGGAATGTTAATTCAAAATGCATTTCCATCATTTACAGATGATGAACGTGAATTCATCCTAACTGGCTATACTACACATGAATGGAATGAAATATTCAAAGAAGAACGTGAGAAATAATGGGATATGCAATATTGTATGGACGTTGCATCGCATGTAAAGGAGTAATATCATTTAATCCTCATACCGTGCCATCATTAATAGTTAATGGAATTCGAGAACCATTATGTCGTGCTTGTGCAAATCGATGGAATCAATTACATCCTAATTCAGCGAGACCAATCCAAGATGATGCATATGAACCAATAGATGAGAATGAACTATGAAACAACTAATAATTAATTCAATTAATTCACATCAGGGAATCAAAACTGTTCAATTAGTAATGAATATAATGAGCCATATTGGGCCATCATCATTCAATCCATACGAATTTAATAACTCATTAAATGAACTAGTCAGAGACAAAGAGGTAATTGAAATAATATATTATATTCCTAATGATGTCAGACGATCAATCTATTTTCCTAAAGGAACTAAATTCATCTAATCGAGTTTATTATGACTCATAATGAAGAACTAGAAAAAGATCAACGTGATCATAAAATTAATATGTTTATGTATTATCTTGAAATCTATGTTAGAAGATTAGCCATAGATTCTTATACAGATTCACCCCCCTCAAAAATGGATGGAATAGAAGAAGCTAAACAGGAACTAATCGAATTCATTAAAGATGAAGGAATAATTAAATGACTGACGAAAGAACATTAAGTGAAGTTGACATAAATACAATAGTAGATAGACCATTAGGAGGCAAATCCAATATAATAATGGATGCCACATTACTAACATCACTTATGTCATGCCCTAGATTGACTGATTTTAGATTCAATCATAATTTCACATCGATTGATGGTAAATCAAATAGTCTAGAATGTGGCTCAATAGTCCATACATTCATGGAATACTATTATGGTTCACTAATTAAAGGAATTAAAAGGTCCGATGCGATTGGATATGGTATGGCAGCAGCCGAGACATATATAAGTGGATGCAAATATTGTACTGATTTCACTCCTCATTTATGTCCAGCTTGTAATGAAGAAACTAAACCATATTGTGTGGAATGTAATCGAATCGGTCAAATAATAAAACCAATTTGTGGACATAAAATCAATGAATTCCCAGGAGTCAAAAATACTCCAAAAGAACCAGACAAGTCAAATCCTCGCGAAAAGTATAAAACTGGATGGGCCTGGGTCTTAGAAACATGCCAACAATATGTAGATTTCTATCAAAATGATCATTGGATTCCATTATTTGTTGAGACTGTCAAGGGCGAAGTCCTATATGAGGATGATGAAATTCGTATTTTGTGGAAAGCGAAACTAGACTTGGGAGTCGATACTAATCAAGGAATATATCCAGTTGATCATAAGACGATGAAACAGAATCGTACTACAGTATCAATGAATAATCAGTTCATTGGTCAATGTATCATAATGAAGACTCATAACGCCATAATAAATAAAGTCGGATTTCAAACCTCACTTAAACCCGAAGAAAAGTTTAAACGATCTTTAATATCATATAGCGAAAATCGATTGATGGAATGGCAATCAGAAATCCTACCATATTATGCTAAGTTACTATTGATGTATTCAGAGAGTGGATATTGGCCTCCCAATTTCGACCATTGTGAATCTAAGTTCGGTAATTGTGCATTCTTACCAGTATGTGAGGAAGAACCGAATAATCGCGAATCAAAAATCAGAGAATTGTTTGTTGTTGGACCTGAATGGAATCCAACAAATGAGGAAACAGAGATAGAATAAATAATGACTCCCACAATAATAGGAATAATAGGAGATGCAATGCGAATAGCACTATACACGTATATAGTCTATTGTATTCATTCCTATTTACTACGTCGATTAGAACTGTATGGTCCAATGTTTAAGATGCGAGACGAGACAAATCATAGGAGTGAAGTTAATGACTAAATGGTTACTTACTTATGAATCGAATGGAAGATATCATTTTGAATTATATGAATTTCTAACTACAGCTGAATTTAAGCGTGCCATACTTGAATTAGAAGGAATTAAATCTATAATTGAATTGGTCTAACAAGAGGAAAATAAAATGAAACTTAAAGATGCAGAAGGTTGGAAAAAAGCCAATGATAGTAATCCTCCTACTGAACCTTATGGTCATCGTGTTATGACATATACTGAAACTTGGGCTAATTATATGGAATGGGAAATAGCAAATGGTAAAAAATTAGAAGATATAGCGGAATCTACTAGTCGAGATGCTGATACTGATGGAATTACAGGTTTTATGTATGGATGTGCAGTAGCCATTCTTGCAGATGTTTGGGAATATGGAGATATTTTGAGACGCTGGCATAATTTAAGGATTCAAATAGGAAATGAAGGTGAAATTGCAAATGAGTCTGGTAAAACATTAAATCCAGCTTTATTGATTATTGGTGAATGAATGCCTAACATGGACAATTATTCCTTTGATGCATTATTTACAATGCTAAAAGGAGAGCCTGGAACTCGAAAATCAACACAAGCGTTAAGTTATCCTGCTCCCCAATTTTGGATAAGTACAGATCAAAAGATGGAAGCATTAGTATTACCAATGAAGAAATGGGGAATAAATCCAAAGAATATAGAGTACGAAGATTATACAGATTGGAGTAGTCCTCGCGCTCGACTTGAACAATTACAACTTAATTGCCCATATAAGACAATCATAATTGATTCAGTTACATCAATCGCGGATAACATGAATCGCCAAACTAAGAAATTCAAATCTGCTGATGATAAAGGAAAGAAAGTAGGTGGAATTAGTACAAATAGCATCGAAGATTATAATGCTGAATCATCCGCATTTCAAGATTTAATGGCAATTTTAAAAGATATTCATAAATATCATAAAGTGAATATTATTTTAATTGCACACGTAGTAGGGCAAAGACAAAGTAATGATACAAATAAACTAACTCACCATTCGAGAGTAATAATAACTGGAGGAGATAAAATATCAGGTAAAATCGCTTCATATATGACTGAAGTTTATCATTTCAATATAGACAGCGATTTTAATGTAGATAGTGGAGAAGGTAAGTATGGACTATTTACAGTTCATACCGGAAATGATTATGCCCGAACTTCACTTCCATTAGAAAGGAAAATAGAATTTAATAACGAACCACTATTCGAAAAATGGATTAAACCTGCCATAGACAAACTTAAAATGGAGAAACCTATCGAAAGAATCCAATCATCCAATCAATCATTCACAACAACACAAACATTAGTAAAATGAGCGGAGCAAGTAATGCCTATCATCCAATTCTCAGATCGCGATGTATTGCGTGGAGAAGTAGTCAAACCGTCATGGTATAGAATGCGTATAGACTCAGTTGGCGAAGCCCCCGCTAAACCATCCGATAAAGCACCATCAACCAATTATCCAATTGAAGGAACTATTCTATTCAATGGAGATAATGGTGATACTGAATTCGCTAATACACCAATTGATTGGAATTTCAATAGTAAAGCGATGGGATTCGCAGTTGGATTCCTACAGTCATTCGGAGTGGAAGTTAAAGCCGGAGTTAGATTTGATCTGAAATCTGCCGAAGGTAGAGAACTAGATGTCTATGTAGAGAATGATACTTATCAGGGTCGTATTGTGAATCGAGTAAACCATAAGTATAGGCCGATTAAATCTGAAGTTACTGCTATGCCTTCGCAATCAGTTCCTGCTTAATTTCACTAATTAGGAGAATAAAATGACTGAACCAAATAAAGTTGAAGATGATGAAATTATCGATATGGATAATGAAATCGAAACTGATGATGAAGAACTAGATGATGATGCTGATGAAGAACCTGATTCTGAATTGACCGATGATTAAAATTCATCATATATCGAATTAATGGTATCTGCCGAGATAAATGAATAAGGCAGAGTCCAACTGTGGGCCAGAGCATACCATTAAACTAGGTATGTGATGATAGGAAGTCCCCGAAACGTAGCTCATAAATGAGACGTATAATGAGGGGACTTCCGCTTTCACTAGAGATAATTAATGAAAAGAATGATTGCACCTAGACTATCTAATGGAAGATCAAGAATTACATTCGGAAGTAGATTACCTGAACAAATAAAGGAAGCATTTAGAATTATAGCAAAACAGGAAAATAAGTCGATGTCCTGGGTTATGGAGGAAGTAATAATTGATTATTTTGGATTAGTCAGACCCAAATATATTAAATCAAAGAAATCAAAATGACTAAATTATGGGAATTCCTCAAGGATAAGACAATGGAATCTAATGAATCTGAAAAAAGAGTAATAGGAAAGATAATTAAAGTAGCTAATGATCCTGAGAAGGGTGGATGGGGATTCATCTCATCCAAAGATGTTCCATTTACACGTATCTTTTTTCACTGGACAAGTCTAAAACAAGATACATTGAAATTTAATGAACTAAAGAAAGGAATGAAAGTTTCATTTATTCCTACTGAAATTCCAGATAAAGGAATAAGGGCGATTAAGATTGAGGTTATTTTAGAATGAATCGTCGTAATCTACTAAAACTAATGGGACTCGGAATAATTGGTGCTCAATACAATATAGACCAATTATTGCGGATTACCGGTCAAAAAACTATATTCATTACTTCTCCATCTAAATATCCATGGATTCGTGAACTAAGTAATTATAAAGCAGCAATAATTAAAACTGAAATAAATAAAATAAAAGAACAGATCCAATCAGTTATAGGTCAGATGGAATAGTGTGACTTTTAGAGACAGGTATTATCGTAGTAAGACATGGCAAGAGAAAATAATGATAATGGAACTATATCATCTCGGTATGTCCTCGCGATTCACATCATGGACCATACATAAGACTGCTCAATATTTCACCGTATCAAATGGACTAGTTAGTGAAAATCTCAAATTAGCGAATTCATTTCATTCTAATGAGAATGTCTATAATTGTGTAACGAGACAGGATGCCTTGGATAAATTAAATCATGAGTGAAATCTGGAAACCTCTCAAAATAGATGTATATCAATCATGGTGTGATGCCATTGTAGATGAAGCATCTGATGATTTAAATGATTGGGAATTAAGATTTATTGGAGATATTCAAGTTAAATTAGCCGCTGGATGGAATTTGACTGAAGCGCAAGCAATGAAATTAGAATCTATCTATGCTGAGAAAACAAAATGACTAAAAAAGACTTAGAATTAATATTAAAAGTATTAGATAAAATTAAGAATCCAGATACATATGTAATAGAATGTCAACATATTATAAAACGAAATATCGAAATATATAACCAAAGAAAAGGTCAATTAAGGGAAATGCATGATTATGAATATCCTTGGTGAAATTAAATGAGTAAACCAGTCGCCGTATTAAATGATAGCATAACTAATGCAATTGACCTATTAATCAAAATGTATAAAATTCGTGAGATCAATGGCGCGAAACGAAGATTAATAGGGAATGATGGACAGGAATATTTCATTATAACTGATTTCCCTCACGTAGATGGAATGGAATTTTCAGATATTCTAGTTCTTCCTAATGCCGAATTCAATCCTAATTATGAATATCTCAAAGAATTGATTAAGGTTCGTATCAGATGATTATAAGACACCCTGATAATTATCATTTAGTTATTTACCATGGAAAATTATATAGAAGTTTATCACATATTTTTCCTAAGGTGCTACGAATTAGATATTATAGATCTGGACCTTGGTATAATGTATATAATGATGACAATCTTTTAATGCCATATTATTGGTAATTACCACGAATTGAAATGGATATTGAAATATGACTGTAAGAGAACTTCTCAAAAAATTAGAATGGACTAATCCCGATTTTAGAATAGTTATTGTCGATAAGGGATGGGATGATCATGAATTTGAAATTTTAGGTATCGTAGAAATTGAACCTCTACAATCAGTTTTTATAGAAATTAAAGATGAGTGAACTTCAATACATACCTGGTAGAGGCCCAATTAATGCCAAACTAATGATACTATATGACTGTCCTACCTACAAGGATTTAACAACAGGACAATTATTTACTGATGGAGAAACAAATCGACTATTAACTGATATAGGAATTAGAAAAGAAAGTTGTTGGTTATCAACAGTCAGTAAATATCATGTTCCACCTCATAAAAAGATTCCATTCGCAATTAGAGCCAAAAATGCCGGAATAGATATGGCTCAACAAATATCTGACCTACAAAATGAAATTAATGGAGTTCAACCCAATTGTATCCTCGCGCTTGGTTCCACATCATTATGGGCTTTAAGTGGAAAAACTAAGATAACTAATTTCAGAGGTAGCATCCTTCATGGAATGGGAGTCAAATTCGTTCCCACATATAATCCTGCTCATTTATCATGGCAAGCTGATAATCCTGAATTCAAGGGATATTGGAATAAACAAATTATAATGTTCGATGCTAAGCGTGCCCTATATCAATCATCTTTTCCAGAATATATAATTCCACAAAGACAGTTACAAATATGTCATTCATCATATGAATTAGCCCAATTCAGAGATAAATATATAAATCATAAACGAATGGGGGTAGATATTGAGGCTCATGGAACTTGTTTGCCTATGTGTATAGGATTAGCATTTAATGCGAAGCACGGAATGACAGTTCCACTATGGAATCGAGATGGTATATCATCCATACCAGATAGTGATTTAGTTCAATGTTGGATAATATTAGCTGAAATATTATATGAAAAAGAAATCATCGGACAGAATTTCAATTATGATCGAGATAAAATCAAACGACTTGGATTCATTATTAGAAAGCTCTACTCTGATACCATGCTTAAGGCACATGCTATCAACCCAGAGTTACCTAAAGGACTTGCATTCAACACAAGTATTTATACTGAAGAACCTTTCTATAAAGATGAAAAAATGTACCAAGGAAGTATCTCTGACTTATTACTCGGTTGTGCAAGAGATGCCTGTATCACATATGAAGTAGATCAAAATATGGATAAGGATTTAGATGAATTAGAGCAGAGAGACTTTTATGAAAACTTCTTAATGAAATTACCTGAATTATATGCTCATATCGAGAATCAAGGATTCGCCATTGATCATGCCAAACGCGATGAACTAATACGAAAGTATATCAGATGGGATGAACAAGTCCGATATGACCTATTTAAATTAGTTGGTACAGAAGTAAATGTAAACAGTCCAAAACAAATTTCTCTCTTACTATTTGAGAACTTTAAATTACCTCCCAAAAATAGTACAGGAGAAGAAGATTTAACCGAATTATTAAATAGTCCAAAAGTAAAAAATGAGACACATAGACGAGTCATCGAACTTATACTCGAAGGACGACGAGTTAGAAAAAGTATTAGCACGTATCTCATGGCACTCCCTGATTTTGATGGTAGGATGCGTACTACTTATTTCCCTTGCCTCGATACTGCTAGATCATCTACATCGCCTCAAGATCCACCTATTAGACCTATGGTTGAAGTTAATGATGAAAATGGAAAAAAGAAAAATAAAGTTATTGGAATAGCATTTCAGACTATGACTAAACATGGTGATATTGGGGCTGATATTAGGGGTATGTATGTTCCATAAATTACATGATTATTTATGTCCAATTTGTTTACATTGGTTACTATGGCAAATAGAAGATAATTTATGGATATGTATGATTTGTGAGTACAGTACAGATAAAGAGCCAGATAAATGAGTATTACAGGAGAATTAACTAAAGAATATTTACTAGATAAGTTAAATAATAAAACAATTAAAGATCCAAATACTGATTGTTGGTTATGGAATGGAGCTAAAGATCAAGATAGACATGGACAAATTAGAATTAATCATAAATTATATATCATAAGTAGGTTAATTGTTCATTTTTACTATGGATTAAATTTAGAAGACAAAACTAAAATGGTCAATCTAGTAAAACTCATTGTTTACGTGGTCATGAATATACTCCTGAAAATACATATTCATATAGAGCATGGAAAAATGGTCCACTTAGACGATCATGTATAATATGTAGAAAAAATTATGGAAAATAAAAAATATTTGTTTGTTCAGGCGGATTCATCTCAAGCGGAAGCCAGAGTAGTTTGGTTATTAGCAGATGACGAAGATGCATTAAGATTAGTAGACGAGATAGATTATCATGCATGGACTGCCTCATGGTTTTTTGGTGGCACAGAACAAGATTATAGTAAGAAAATATTAGGATATGAGCATCCTATTAGATTTGCTGGTAAAACTTTACGTCACGCAGGCCACCTTGGAGCTGGAAAACGACGTGCTTCTATTGAACTCAATACACAAGCACGTAAATATAAAATACCCATTACAATTACAGAATTTATTGCGGAAAGAGCGTTACGAATATTTCATAGCAAACAACCCAAAATCCAACATGTATTCCAAGCATCAATCATAGAATGTCTAAAAAAGAATCGTCAACTCATCGCGCCTGTGCCGTATGGAGTTAATGCTAAGTATGGAGGAAAGAGGACATTTTATGAAAGATGGGGAGATGAATTATTCAGACAAGGATTCTCTTATATTCCTCAACGTACCATCACTGACAATACTAAAGCAGCCGCGCTAAGAATATGGAAACGTATACCTACGATTAAAATAGTAATGGAAAGTCATGACGCTCTATTATTTACAATACCAGAAATAAATTCAAATGAATGGATTCCAATCATTAAGGAAGAAATGGAAAGACCAATAAGATTCTCTAATTGTAGCATACCAAGACGAGATTTAATCATACCATGCGAAATTGAAATAGGATATAATTATAAAGACCTATCTAAATTCAAAGATATTCCAATCATATCTCAACCTAGGATAGAACCGAAGATGATTCCACGTAGTGTGACTGAATCATTCACTGTAGTTGAATTAGGTAAAGATAGTAAATTGGATGATATTATATACAATAATATGGAGAAACGAAATGAAATATAGATTAACTCTAACTATTCAGGGTGAATCAAGTGGGTGGGATTATCATTCAATAGATGCATTAGAAGCAGATAATATGATTCACTTATTATCTCAATTCAATATATTAATTGCACAAACTATGAAAAAATTACATGTTAAAGAAGTCATGACTCTCAAAGAGGATAATGATTCTGATGTCCCTTTCTGATGATTGTTCGTCTCATATTCATGAATTTTGCAATATTTGTGACTGTTTATGTCATGGTATAAATTTGGATATGAAAGAAATCAAAACAATATATGGATTATTGGAATTTCAATATATTTCATATGATAATGTTGAAGGAATAGAAATTGTACGAAAACTTAGGAAGATTATAGATGAAGAAAAATGACCTGGTTACAAGAGATAGTAAAACAACACGAAGAATTAGAGTCTCCTGCTTCATTCTGGTTATGGTCAGCACTAGCAGCACTATCCGCGGTTTTGAAAGATAATGTATGGCTTGACAGACAAATATATAATTTATATCCAAATGTATACATTATGTTACATGCCGAATCGGGCCTAAAGAAAGGTCCTCCAGTAAGCGCCGCAAAGCAATTAGTAAAGGCTGTAAATAATACTCGAATAATAAGTGGCAGATCATCTATTCAAGGTATATTAAAGAAATTAGGCGAAGTATATACAATACCCGGAGGAAAAGTCCAGACTAAATCGGTTGCATTCATATGTTCATCGGAACTATCCTCATCAATAGTAGATGATAAAGTAGCGACTAAGATTCTCACAGATTTATATGATAGACATTATAATATAGGTGAATGGCAATCTTTATTAAAGATGGAAGAATTTCAGTTAAAAGATCCTACTGTCACAATGCTCACAGCAACTAATGAAGCGATGTCTGAGGATTTCTTTACTCGTTCCGCTATACAGGGTGGATACTTTGCTCGTACATTTATCATATATGAAAAAGAACGTCAAAACGTGAACTCATTAATCTATCCATTGACTACTAAACCAAATTATCCTCAATTATCATGTTATCTTAAAGAGATAGCCAAATTAAATGGTCCCTTCGCACCTATAGCATCACTCGAACAGAGCGACGAATTTCGATATAGGAAAATTAAGGGAGGTAGGGAGATTTGGTTTAATACAGTTGGAATTACATATGATGATTGGTATGATAATTTTACTGAAACAGTTAAAGTTCAAGAAGTTAAAGATGAAACTGGTACTCTAAATAGGTTTGGGGATTCAGTTCTTAAGGTTGCAATGTTATTATCCCTCGCGCATAAACCCGAACTAGTTCTATCCGAAGAATCAATGAATGAGGCTATAATCCAATGTGAGAAACTAATAGGAAATGTTAGAAAGACTACATTAGGTAAACATGGAATGTCTAATACTGCTGTTTTAAAGTCATTAATCATAATGGAATTATTGAATCGAGATAATCATCAAGTCACTAGAGTTGTACTTCAGAAAAAATATTGGATGCATTATTCATCATCAGAAGAATTCGATGATTTGATGCAATCCTTTGATTCATCGGGAATGATTAAAAGTAGTAGTATGGGTAATCAAATAATTTATATTATGCCTCCTAATCAAGTTAGTGAATTGAAACGATATATGACTGGTAAAAATATCTAATTAAAATGGAGTAAATTAATGAATGAAAAAGGCCGAATTCGATTATCTAATAATCCATTAATTCCAAACGGATCTCAAGATTGTGATTATGAAATTCTCTCTCAACCAATTCCACCATCAGATTCAATTGATCTAAATATAGTGACTATTCACAATTCCCCAAATGATATAGCACAATGGAATGAAACAATTAAAATTACTATGTTAGATATGGATCCAAGTGAAGGATGGTCATTCTATTTTAATAAAATAGTTCCTGATAATTGGAAATGGATGACTGGTCATAATGATGATAATTATCAATATACAGTATGGCCTATCATTAAATATAATGGAGTATGGAATAGTTCGGGAATAGTTCAAATGTGGCAAAATCGAATCTCTACTGGACCATTCGAAATGCCGACATGGCACGATGATTTTCATATAAATTGGTGTTATGATTCACGATGGGGTGATATGTCACTATATTACCCTAATCCAGGTGATGAATTTGGTTTCTTTGTATCAGCGGGAAATGCGCGAGGAACTGATGGAGTCACATCTGTTAGGGAACGATCTAATGTAATCAAAATAGTTCTTCCTACCAATGATAGAGGATCTTGGAATTTTTGAGGAATAATGAAATGAATGATTATAAACCGACAGATGATATGCTCAAACAGATTGAAACAAATTATACTTATCATTCTCCCAAAGGAACTCAACCAGAAAGATATGAATTAATAAGAGCACAAGCTAAAATGTTAGCTCTTACTATAGTTCGTAATAGTCCACCTAGTAGAAATCAATCCCTCGCGCTCACTAAACTTGAGGAATGTATTATGCATACTAACGCCGCGATCGCGAGGAATGAATGACTACTAATGAACTAAGAAAGAAATTTAATACTGAATTTGAAGGAAGAAATTGGCCCATGACATATGAAGTAGATAGCGCAACATATGGTAATGTATGTCAATCAATATTCGATTTTTATAAGTGTCAATCTCATGATGATACTTTACATATTAAGGTAGGACCAAATAATGGAATATTATTCAAAAATATTGAACTAATTTTGATCGAAACAAAAGAAAGGAATGAATGAAATGAAAGGAATAATCAAGAGTGTAGTAAGAAATAAGAATTATGGATTCATTAAGAATGAACATAATGGAGTTGAATATTTCTTCCACAAAGACGACTATTATGGTCATTGGGATGATTTAGTCATAGACTTTGAAAAGAAAGAAGACTTTATCAAAGTAACTTTTGAACCTAATAGAACTGAGAAGGGTCCACGCGCTTCTGAAGTCAAGAGATTGGATTTTCCAAACTAATGACTCCAAATGATCCCTATCTAACTTATTATTTTAGTGGATTCAAATTTGAATTTGGTCCCAAGAATGAGTTATTCATAATTGATGAAAGATATTATCTTAAAATAAAATATAGAGTTCAATTCAATGATAATGATACTGATTACCCATTTACAATTATAATTGAAGAAAAATATAACGAATAATTACATTATGCCACCTTGGCGAAATTGGCATACGCATCAGACTTAAAATCTGACGTTCGAAAGAACATATCGGTTCGATTCCGATAGGTGGCACTTAATTATGGAATTTAAATCAGGTGATAGAGTTAGAATGAAATATTTTGATTATTATGCTTATGGAGAAATAACTATTGTTACAAAAACAGAATGTAAAGTAATGTTTGATGGAGATTATGATCTTGCTTATTGGTATTACCCTAAAAAAGATTTAGAACTGGTAAATGAACAAAACTCAAAAGAAATGGAATGAATCAGGCAAATGCACTAATTGTGGCAAAGTCCCAGTAACTAAGTTTAAGTGGTGTTACAACTGTCGAATTAAGATTAATGGAAACTATAGATATAGAAGGAAGCAAATGAATAAAGTATATTTACTCATTAAAGGAAAATATGAAGAATACTATGAACCACATGGTCCATATACTAAGATTGGATTCGAGGGTGAAGACATAACAGTAGGTGATGATTATCATACATTAGATGAGTTGTATGATCACCGAAATACACTATTCATCGCTCTATGTAAAATATATGATAATTATATTACTCCACTAAATACTAGAGTTAAATGTTGGAAATCATACTATCATAGTGATGGAACAACTTATGATAAACATTTTATACTAGGAATGACTATAACTGAATTTGAGGGTCCACCGAAACAGATTACATATCATTTACCTAATAAATATTGGGATAAGATTAATGTCTTATCATTAGGTAAGGCACCTGATTATGATGGTCATACGTCGGATGATGTCTTGAAAAGGTTGATAGAACTATGAAACTAATTATTATAGCTGCATCCTACTCACACTTTAAAAAGTATGTAAGTAAACTTTTTCCGCATCTTGTACATACTACAAGAAATTCGCAGTATTTTATTTGTGTAGTTGATGAAACTGATTTAGATTACGTAAGAAGTATTGAGCGAAATCAATTTATTATATATCATAGTGGTAGTGCTAAATTATTTGAAATAACAAAAAATTTAAGAGAATGTATTGAAATTAAGATAGAGGAAAGAGAATGACTATATGGTATCAAACAGTAATTTTGGACAAAAGAAATTATATAATTACATATAAAAACATTGATAAATTAGATCAATTATTTTTATATCTAACAGAAGAACTTAAAAAGATAGATGTACATAAAGTTGAAATAACTAAAATGGAGATATGATGACACCCGAACAACTAATGGAATCTGGAAAGAAACTACTGAAATCTAAAGCACAAGATTATACTTCAGGTCAAACGGACAGATATGAGAATTTCACTAGGCAGGCTACAATTATGGCTTGGTTTGATGATACAACTGATCAAGCATTTGTAGGAATGATTGGAGTCAAACTAGCAAGATTAGCATCGCTGTTAGGTAGGAAAGAACCAAATCATGAATCTATAGAAGATACATTCATTGATTTGATTAATTATGCAGCGTTATGGGGAGGATACCGAACTAAGTCGGATTAGGCCAATTAATAGGCCGTCCAAATATCACATAAATCAAAGCACCAATTCCAATACTAATTTTGAGTACTGCCTCTAAATCACTATTATGAACCTGAAATATATTCAATACATGAGGTAATAACGCAAATAGTCCCAATCCAATTACACATGCCAAAATTAAGCGATAAATATATTGCATATTTCACCTCTGTAAATTTCCATACTGCTGTACGCCACTCCCGAAAAGAGCCGCCGGACCAGCCCAGGGTAAATTCTCTGGTTGCTGAGAACCAATTTCATATAAGTCTTGCATAACCATTGGAATGAATCGTTGAGTAATACTATTGTGCATTGGATTTGCAGTAGTAAAATTCATCGATTCACCTGATGGTTCTTTCATACCTGATGCTAATGACCATGCAAATCCTAATACTGGATTAACTTTACCACGCGCAAATCGCGATGCAACATCAGCCCTAGTAGATTGACCAAATTTAGGTTGTCCTAGATTATATTTAATTCCAGTTTGAGTAGATTTCATCATTCCACCTAATCCTAGTGAATCTAAATGAGGCATTAATCTCTGTGCCGCTACGATATATTGTTGAAATCCTGCATAGGGATCTAATCTAGTATTACCTACCTTTAATTTACCAAAATCTGCTGAGGCCATATCAGGTTCTACAGTTCCTCCAGCAAGACGACCTAATTGAGTAACCATATTACCAGCCGCTGCAATCGCAAATAATGATTTAAGATATTCCTTTCTAACCATAGGATTACCCATAACATAATTTTGAGGATTTAACATTTGAACTCTAGACGCAATTAATCGGGGGGAGAAGAATACAGTAGATAGTGCCTTAGCTGATGTTTCTAATTTGCCTAGATTTCCTCTACCTGATGCATTATTTATAAAGTTAGCGAGTTCCCGCGCTAGTGGAATATTAGTAGTTCCATCTGCTCCAAATACCTTACCCTGATCAATTAATGACTCAAAAGTGTCAGCACGAAGTTTATTAAGGAAAGCGACATATGCCCTATTAGACGGTCTAACTCCTGGAACTTTTTCAGCAATAGAAGACATCATACTTTCTTCTCTAGTCGAGATACTATGTAAATCAGTTAATTTTAATCCCGCATCTTGAGCGAATGATGGTAATGTCTTCCCACCAGGACCAGGACGTTGTTTAAATAATGGTTTATCAGCTATTGATTGTTGAACCTGATTAAATGCTTCTTCAGATCCCCACGCCTTAAACATAGGTATGAATGATTTCCAGAATTCAGGTTTATGAATTAATCCTATACCTTGTCTCAGGGGCGCAGACATATCCATTGATGACATAATAGTACGAGGAAAATTAATAGCCTCGGCAGCTATTGATGCTTTTTTAGCATCTATTTCTGGTCCTAATTGTTGTCTTTCTCCTGATGCTGTAGGACGAGATGAACCTACATCAGATTCCAATATTGGTTGTGGTAGTCCTTCTGACGTTTTCTTTAATCTAAAATGACCCTGATCATTAGTTCCTTGAAATTCATATCCCTGTTCTAATGCTTGTTTATATAATTTAGGATTCATATTTTCTGATTTAATAATTACAGTTTGGCCTAATGGTACTGATGGTTTAGATACAGGTGTTTCAATAGATTTTGGAATTTCAGATGAAATATTAGATTCAATAGATGGAACATGTTCCTTCATTCCAGCTAATCCACCCGCTATTTCAGCTAATCCAAATCCTCTTTCTCCTAATGATGATTCTGGACTTAATACTTGTGATGCACCATGAGCCACAACTGGAGCAGATGCTATACGACCACCCATTCTAGCAGCATTAGCTATACCTTGCATTCCTGCATTTTCAGCTAATGATGCACCTCCAGTTAATGCTGCCGTACCTAAATTAATAGGAGATGTCATTCCACTAATTACATCTCCTAATCCCTGTACTCCACCTGCTATCCCTCCATGTATGAATGCTGATGTAGGAGAACGATCTAAAGAAGGAGAATCAATATAATCTGATACTGATTTAGCGAAGCGTGAGGGAGCATCAGTTAATGGTTCACTAATACTATGCCATGCTTTACTTAACCAACTACTTTGTGGCTCAGATTCGGGCTTAGATTCATTCACAATTTTATCTTGAATAGGTTTAGATGGGGCGACAGTAGTATCAGTAGTAGGTTGTAATGTAACTTTTTGTTCTTTAGCTAATGACTCAACTTCATCATCAGTAGGTGGAGTATCGCCTTCTAATGTTAGAAATTTACCATTAGATAAATGATATTTATACTTAGGCATTTATTCCACCGTTACTTTATACTTACTCTTAACCTCTGGTTTCTTAGTTACTGGTTTGGTCGTGGTTTTAGTAGGTTCAGATTGATTAGGAGATGACAGTAATTTATTGATTTCGTCGAATTGAGTTTGAGATGGACCTGATGGACTCATATTGAAATATTTCTGGAATCCATTAGGTTGGGATGGTGGAGTTATTTGATAAAATCCATCAGGACTTTTCTGAATGAATAGTGCTAAATCAGGTCTACTATTAATCAAACCTTGAGCAGCATTACTATTTCTTACTTTAGTCTGTGTAGGTAATTCTTCTTTAATTGGTTTAGCTTCATTGATGGATTGTTGACCAGATGTTCTAGCAGCAATATTCGCTAGATTCTGATCTCCTTTAACTCCTTGCATATTTAAATCTTGATCTGCTTTTTGACTTAATAAATCAGATCGTTGATTACCTATTAATTCTTGTTTTTCTCTCGCGCTCATACCCCCAGTTGGAATAGGAGTATCTTCATTAGTTAATGGATTAATTGCATGAATAGTTCCATCATTACTCATTATGAATTTATGATTTGGATTTCTTGATTTGAAATCATACGCATTAGCTCGTTGTTGCCTAACCAATTGATCTTCATCTATATTCTTGAGTTTCGCTGTATCTACATTTGTTTTCTCTTTTAACATTCCAGACTGATAAGCTGATTTTTGAGCTAATTCATTTTTATCTTGCTCCAACGAACCTTTCTGAAATGCAGTTAATTGAGTTGGATCTTGTCTAAATACAGTATTCATTTGGGGCTGTTGAGGGGGAGATTGATTTATTTGAGAACCGATATCAGATAATCGATCAGCCCGATTACGAGCATATACATTATCTTCACGACGCCATTGTCTATCTTGACCAGTCTGTTGGAATCCTTGAGCTTGTTGCATTAATTGCCCAATTAATTGAGGATTAATACCACCAGCAGATAAATCAGGCGAACCAAATGGATTACTATCAGGTCCAGATGGATAGATATTATTCATTCTTAACTTATCAACAAATGATCCTGGCATAATTATCCTGCCATTCTCCGCATACCTTCACCAGCTAAATTTGCATTTAGTTGATTACCCTGTTGATTAATTTGATTTTGAGTTTGGGCGTGTTGCATTGCCTGATTACCGAATAATTGACTGAGCGCGGGAGTAGTTCCATATAATGATGCTTGTCCCTGTAATGCGGCTAATTGAGTCTGTTGAGGTTGTAATCTTTGTTGAGCATTAAATTGTCCAGCTTGATTAGCTGCATTAGCATTAAATTGTCCAGTCTGCATAGTATTAGCGATATTCGCTAAATTGCCTTGATTCATCATTTGTGCATTATTTTGACCCATTTGATTAGCTAGATCAGATTGCCCACCCGTAACATTTGTTAATTGAGGTGCAGCTTGTAATCTATTTTGGGCTACATTTTGGGCTATACCTGCATTAACATTAGTTACTTGATTTCCTATCTGATCACTCATTTCACGAGCCATTTTGAGTTTCGCTGCATTATATCCTGGACTGAATCCACCTTTTAATGCCCTGTTTCTATCTATATCTCTATTTGCACCCGCATAAATTGATCTAATTGGACTTATTCCACGCGCCCGAATATCTGCTATACCTTCAGGGGTATATCCACCAGTTTCGGAGAGTCCTCGCAAATTACCAATAGCCGAAGTTAAATCAGCTGACTGTTTATATGGAGATGTTTGTGGAGTAAACTGAGTTCCTCCAGTTTGCATCATAGTAGGTTTATAACCAGATAAATTAGCGTTAGTTCCAGCAGAAGCTGCTAGATTTTTATAACCTTGCATAATTCCGCCGTAGTCCTCAGCATTCTGTTGGACTCCGGAATTATACAATTTATATTGATTAGTTAATGCATTAGCTGGTGGAGGTAATGCATATGGATTAGGATTTATTCCCACTTCACGTTGAGCTTGTATTCCAGCCATTATATTATCCTAAAAAACAGAGGAATGTTCTCCACCACCTACTACTGTACCATATTCAATATAACTTGCTATAACAGCAGCCCATACACCAGATGATGCTAAGGTCCAATTAGCAGTATAGGACCCCGCGCTCGATACAATCTTACGATCAATTTCACCTGCAATACTAGTAGAAAAATCTAAATCTTCAATTACCTGAGTCCAAATAGGAGATGTTACCTCAACAGTAATTGATGCTTGATTAACTGGAATTACCATCGAAGTTATAATAAATTCATTAGCATTTAATGAAACATTGATAGCTCCTGATGATGGTGTAGTTGAATTTCCTCTCGCGAAATTACTATTATCAAGCGCGAGTACGTGATTTCCAGTCGAGACTTCTATCGCACATGCATTAATATAATTCGAGGATGACACGCAATTTATTACGATTGCATGAGTTCCTGCCGATGCATTCTGTAATCGAAATATTCCAACTACACCTTCAAGTGCATTCTGATAGAAACAATCGCGTGAATATTTGCCATCACCATCACTCACACTAATACTTTGATCAGTTCCCCCACTATGCCATGCGAATAGAGCTACGAATATAGTACTTCCAGCTAATACACTAGTAAGATTAAATGATAATGTAGTTACATTTAATCCCTGTTGCTTCGATGTAGTTTGAACTACAGAAATCATGATATTACAATAGTTAATTCAAGAACTATTCTAGTAATTGAAGTCACTGAATTTACATTGAATGCAAATACATCTCCTGCCTTAACTGATGTACTCCATCCTGTTAATGTAATATCTTCTGAAGATACCGCAGTAGTTATAGTCGGTAAGGCAGAAGCTGTAATTGTATCTGCTATAGTAGGAGGAAAATTCGCGAAGATATCTTTCCATATATCAATTACAATTGAACCAGATTGATCTGCTAATAATCTAACTCCTATAATAGTTCCATTAACAGGAAATGATTTGAATCCTTTTAATCCAGTAGTAAGAACTGATCCTCCGCCATCTATTGTTATTCCAATCTGTCTAATATTCTGTGATTGAGTCTGGCCTATTCCAAATGATATTCCATCAATACCATCAATTCCATCAATTCCACTTACTCCAGGTAATCCAGATGAACCGACAGGACCGATAGATCCTTGAGGACCAGGAATATAACTATCTTGACCATCTAATCCATCACTTGCAGTTAATCCAAATAGTATTTGATTAATTACTGAACTAGATGATCCCGATCCTGACCTAGAACTAACCACTCCATTTAATTCATTTGTGATTTTACTAGTCGCCGTAATTAATTGATATATTACTTGATATAAAGGATTATCTTTGGTTTGTAAACCTGTATTAAGTAACGCCGAATATAACCTACTCGGATCAAAACTCATCTTCCTACTTAGTAGAATTAGCCCGCCACTCCAATTTCTCCCTCTCCAGTAATGCTCAATGAAGTATTAGCAGATGCTCCACCAACTAAGAAATCAGCAGCATCCAATCGTAGAAGACCAAACCAATCAACAAAACTATTAGCCGCGACTGATAATCCAATTCCTATAACTTCAGTTCCAGCAACATTAGCACCAGTTGCACCTAAAAAGAATGAACACGTCACCGCGCCTGCAGTCTTATTCACGATTCGTATATGCCGTAATATGATATATTGACTGCTACTCCCACCATTAACTCCGCCAGTAGCAGTAGGAGGATTAAGTAAATTAGTAGTTAAAGTAGATGTTAATGCAATAGGTCCAAATCGGAATGTTTTATTTGCTGCCATATTCATCCTACCTTGGAAATTCCGAAGCAATTGGTCTTATGAAAAGTATAATCCTTGAAATAGTAAAGGTTTCATCCCTATCAGTAATTCGAACCTCTAGTTGACCACGTTGATCAATAAAATTCGCGAGGACTGTTGGTTCTCGATTAGTTAATGGTAACATAGATATTGAACTTAATTGATTACTATTTATATTATCTAAACTACGCAAATATAGTTTAAGATTACCACTTCCATTAAGGCGAATTCGCGTTCCATTAAAATGAAGAATTTCACCAATAAATGATGATTTCATGTTCCTACAAATCCAGTACGCGCGAAGATATTAGAGATACCAACATCAGAAGTCACAGTATGTAATTCCGAAATTAAGAATAAATCATCTTCTTCTGATAAAACTTCAGATTCAATTATTCGATAAGGATTCAATTGAATATCAAATATATCATCATTCATTACAAATAATTCAGTTGAACTAGAAAACAATAAATTTATTACAGATACAAATGCACTTTTAACATAAAATGTATCACTAGTTTTATTTTTAACTATTCGATAAATTCCCGACGCATCTTCATTTAATATTTCCAATATTCCTAAAGACATTGAACCGGAGAATTGAGTTCCATTTCCCTCTACAGTTACTTCAATATCTTGAGTAGTTGGAATGAATGATGAAGGAACTATAAATATTAATGATGTTGAGGTATATTCTACAATATTAGATGAAGGAATATTATATGAAATTGATCCAACTATAATATTTATACCTGATGTCCCATCACCATTATCTATAACTAATTCACTAAGATTTAATCCACTATCCGGTCCAACTGATGTAACTAATATTTGACTACCTGGTCTTAATGGTAAGGGTGATGGATTTAATGTGAATGAAAAGGATTGAATTTCATAAGTTCCTTCTATTCTTAATCCAAATATAGTTTGAATTTGTGCTATACCCAAATTAGCAACCATATGAACTTTAAATCCAAGTCCATTATTATGAATTGCTAACATAGTATGTGCTTCAGTATTAAAGTCATAAGGAAATGAACTAGTATTAGCAGTGCCATTATTTCCCGCTAATTTTTGGAGAAAATATTCACATACACCACCACCTGCTATATCGGGTTGAATATCAATCGTTGGATCAATTTCTATTGAAGCTGTAAGTGGAGTAAATCCAGTTGGAAGTGAATTAATGTTCACTCCAACAGGTGAACCATCCAAGAAAATACAATTACCAGAATTAGTAAGTCTAATTGTATCTGTAAATGTAGTTGGTACTATTAGACCTTCAGAAAATGCTGAAAATCCACTAAATGGTAAATCAACAAGACTTGTTATTAATTCTAATAAAGTTTTAACACCATTAAATTCTGATGTATAATACCAATAACCATAAATACTTCCAGGGCTTTCAGTAAATAAATCAAAAAATGGAGTACCTCCACTACTTAAAGAGGTAGGAATTATAGTAAAAGTACCCATTATAATAGATTAGCTCCTAAAATTATTTCATCAATATTATGAATAGCAACCGTATTTATATTAATTCCATATGACCATGGACCCCATCTAATTTTCTTAGGATCAAATCCATTTGCATAATTTCCTGCTAATACATTACCATTAGGTAAAACTACATAAATTTCCTTTTGAATAGGTGCGTTAACTATCTGAATATGTCTAAATTCATTTCTATCTAATGATCTCCAAAAATCCTCTATTTTCCAACTTAATTCGGGTATAACGAAACGTCCATTAAATAATGTTATTCCTTGATAAGTACACACAATAAGATAATCAACAGAGCTACCACCAGAATCAAGAACAGTTGCGATACCATGAACCGAAGTTCCGAGCGCGGTGTCTACAGTAACTATAGGCCAAGTAGAAGGATCATCATTATTATCTATAAATGAAACTGTTCTAGAACGCTTAGTCACATATAATAAATCACGTAATTCTTGTCCATTAGTAATTGGATTTCCATCAGGAGGTACTGCAATAATACCTGATATCTGATCAATCGCTTCAGGTTCACCTATAGCTGATACTAATCCAATTGAAATATCATCAAATGTTGTAAATAAGCAAAGTCTATCATGATATATAGTAAGAGCCGCTCCAGCAGGTATAGATGCATAATTATCAATTAAATGCGAAGCATCATCCAATAAATCAGCATCAAAAAATGATATATTATTCAGAAAAGTATCAGTATCGTTATTAATTGTGGCATTTGGAACAAAAAAGAATTGATATCCACTTAAGTCACCATTAAAATTAGTTATCACTTTAGTTGCTACTAAATGTCTCTTAGTTATAATAGGATTACCTGATGTTGGCACATTACCAAATGACACCGATGATAGTGCTGATGTAGGAAATGATTTCATCGCGCCTGGAGCCGTTAAATATCCACTTATAGTTTCAGCGACAAATGCGAAGATATGAAATCCTGGATCTGTAAAACCTGCCGATCCATTTGCAATCGTAAGAGATCCTGATAATGGAGATCCAGCAGCCTTTCGTGCAGGATTACCACTACCAGCATAAACATAGAGAAATTCACCCTCTAACCCTTTTTCAATATTTAATCCACCTACATTAAACGTTCCAAAAGGACTAATATATCCCCTCCCGGCATATGGAACAAACGCGAAATCAGTCATTCCATCAATTGATAATAATGGTCCATATGTAGTAGTTGCATTAACCACATGATGAATTTCACCCACTCCAGCTTCATTTATTACAAGAACTATAAGTGTATTACCATAATATGTAGGATAATTATAAATTCTTATTACATTAGATAATGGAACCGCGACATCCTGACTAATTCCTATACCATCTCTAGTTGAAAAAGAAGATGATCCCTTATATTTAACGTTATTACAATCCTGAAAATGATCTAAAGGAGTATTATCTGCGTCTCCACGGTTCCAAAGACCATTAAATTCATCAATCGTGATCGGTTGATGATCTCTATATGTAGGACTCATTTTATTCTAATTATGCGTGATATGGATGCGCATCCCCCATAGTATAGTTAAGGATTATCAGCCACTGCTTTAGCCAATTCATCTGAACCAGAATTCAAATCAGCTACTTCATCAACTACTGGTTTTAGTTGTTCTTCAGTAGCACCATTTTCTAATGCCTTAGCGACAGCAGCAGTCAAGCGCGAAGAAATACTATTAATAAGTGTAACTGCTGAAGACATAGCACCTTTTGCCTTAGCTACAGATGGTCCGATTGCATCAACTACTGGATTCATTCTTTCTCTCCTGTTCGATTGCATTATCCAATTCATTAGTAGATTCGTCCAAACTTTTAGAAACTTCATTCATTTCATTTCGTAGTGTAAAACCAACAATAATATTAATAAAAGCTATTAAATCGTCTATACCTTCAATTTCAATTTTTAACATTACATTCTCCTACTTGTCCTCCTATAGAAAGAATCATGCCATTATCAGAAAGAAGTTTAATTATATCTAAATCTTCATAAGAAGGATTAATTACATCGTTCATAAGCATTATAGAATATCTATTAGGAATCATAATGAATCTCGGTTCAATTACTTCAACTACACATATTTCATCATCTATCGAGCGCGCGATGACATAAGGTGATATTGTATATTCATTTTCTAATTGAGTTTTATATCCACCTGAAATTAATCTATCTATCGTAAATGGAGGAATGATATGTTTTAATTCAATATCACTAGTTAATTTCCGGATATGAGGTTGAGCTAATACATCGCATCCACTAATTTCTAATATTTCTTTTTCTTCGTCAGTTACAATTAATGAATAAATAAATCCCTTATTACTCTTAATTCTAGCAATATGCCATCCAGTGACTATAAAATCAAAATCAAATTCAGTTCTAACAATAAATTCTTCACCTTGACAATCAAATATATCAACACGAACTGGAGCATCAATTCTAATACTTTGAACCATTTTTAATCGACCTACACGTTCTAGACCCTGACTAGATCCTTCTACCTTACAATATATTTTATTAACTATATTTTCATACTCTGGCATAATGTTTACTGTTTCATCATCCCAACGTATTCCATTTAATCCATAAGATTCTAAATTTTTATATAATGGCTGACCTGGTGCAACAGTAAATGGTTCAACATGAGTCCTAAATGTATTAGGAAATTCTTGCATTATATCAGTTAATAACTGAATTGTATGAGTGAATGCCTCACGAGTATCACCTGGAAATCCTGGAATAACTCCTGCGACTACTCTAATTCCGGCTGATAAAAAAGCGCGTAATGCTTCGATATTTTGAGGTTCGGTTCGACGTTTATTCATTAAGTTTAATGTATCATTTGACATTGATTCTATTCCAACAAATACATCTCGACATCCTGCTTTTTTAAGTGTTTTTGCATAATCATATGTCATGTTAGCACGCATGAATCCACCCCATTTAACTGGAGTATCTAATGCTAACATTCCCTCTACAAAATCATGCAATTTACCAGGATGTCCGTTTAATAATGAATCAGTAAATTCGATATATTGAATTCCATATCTTTTTTGTAATTCTTTAATTCCTTCTACAGTTTGAATACCATCTCCAGGTCTAAATCTTTCCCAAAATTGCCATTCACTACAGAATGTACATTTATCAGTACATCCCCTAGATAAATGATATGAAACTAATGGAAGACCTATATTTTCATATGATCTAAGATGCATCTGATCGTAATCTGGAATTGGAATATTATTCATTTTCATTAGTTGATTTGATACTATATTTGAATTTGATCCACCAGAATATAATTCAAATAATGATATTTCACCCTCACCCTTGATTACATAATCTACTAATCCACTAGTTAATGCTAGATTAGCACTAGATTCACTCTGAGTAGTTTGTGGTCCACCTAATACAATTATAGGGGGATTCTTCCGTCTTTTCAAATAGGCACAAAATAATAAAGTCATTAAATAATTCGATGTCCATGTTGAACATCCAATGAATTTCGCGTCTATTCGTTCAGTTACTTCAGATAAATAAGCGTTCATACAATGTAAATAGTCATTTAAATAAACTCTAGATATACCTCGTTCTTGAGTATAATTGATAGGAAGTAAATCAAATGCATTATTTAAGTTAGTTCCATTTTTAAATGTTTTTAATAAACAGAGTACGAGAGGTAAATCAGGTATATCCATGACATACCCCTCTCCAAATACTCCTGTACTAACATATGTAGGTGCGTAAGTTGTAGGCATACCTAATCGAAGATCAATAAATGAAAAATCATTACATTTTTGATCTCGTAAATATCCTAATAGATATGCCATACCCGCAGGTGGCCCTAGTGTAGAATATGGAGGAACTACAAATAGAGCCGCCGGTTTCATGATCATTCTCCCCAAACAATTCTAGGCTTTGGGCGGTGAATCTTCGTAGCGCGCTTCTTATACATCTAATCCTCCTTACTGTGATGCCCAAATACCTGATTCTTCTATCATCCACCACTTACTAACACCATCAGACATTACAGTCATTAAATCATTAAGAACATTAGTAGCCGCAGTATTCTTAATTCCAACACCAGCCGCTGTAATAATATTAGCACCTTGATCCCCAGTTGCTTTAATACTAAATACATCAGTTCCATTTCCAGGATTAACTAGAATTTCACCTGATGCATTTCCACAAATAAATGTAAAATACATTCCAGCCAATTCTGCCGCTATTGGTAATGTAAAAACTTGAGTTGCTGAAGATTTAGTCGCAATTGTCACGCGCGGAGACATGGCGGAAGTTAATACACCAGTATCAGCTGTAGTAATTGAAACTGGTCTAGCGAATGCGCCACCATTCTTAGTTCCAGTAATAGTTTGTGTAGATAGATTATCTACAAAGAAACTCCAACTGGGAGATGCTTTAGTTCCAATATTAATATAAATAATACCATTAGTAATGTCAATTAGTAAACATCCCTTACCTAATTTACCTGCTCCAGTTCCAGAAGTTCCTGATGTTGGAGCGCCAGTATTAGTAAATATACCAATATTATTATTTGATAAATTAGATAGCCACGCCCAAATATTTACTCGATTTCCTATTACTTTCTGTAATGCCATCATCTACCTCCATTCCACTAAGGAACAGTCATTGTGACTAGAGGATCTAATTAGGAGAAGGATCTCCTTTTATATGAGGCCCTGAACGGTTTATGTCTAGTATTTATAGCTTGTCTTCCCTTAGTTCCAATACCGACTACACGATCCATAGCTAATGATGCAAATGCATTTAATTCATCTGCTCTAGTTTTATTTTCTCCAATAAATTCGGCACATAGTCCTGCATTACGATATTGAAGAAATGATCTGGAATTCAGAACTGCAATTTCGTCCTCTCCATCAGTATCAGTAAATTCAGTAAATAAGTTTCGAATATAATTCATTTTAATATCATTATCTTGATTTGAACTTAATAATCTAATTTCTTGGCTTTCCCATACATAATAAATAAATTGATTTATCTCAATTCCTTCCATATATCGTGGAAGAAAATCAACTTTTGACATTGAAATATAAGGATTAATTCCTGATTGACGTTCCCACAATATTTGTGGCTCAATTAAATCGTCAGGTAAATATGGTGTATCAACTATAGGAGGATCTGGAGAAAATCCAATAGAAGTAGTTCCAGCAGGAACTTCAATAACTGCTGAAACATTATCAACGACAGGAACCTCATTCAACTCGAAATATTCTTGAAGTTCACTCAATGCCATATTTAAATATGGTAACTGTTTAATATAGGTATAAATTGACTTACCTGAATCATTCAATAACGACGCAGATTTATCCATTACTTCGCCCGTCAGTAATACTGGACCAGCCATATTAACTCCGCGAAACTAGGTTCCCCAAAGAATATTCATTAAATAGGCTACAATTAGCAATAGTAAATGCATAATCCCCTCCTTTCTGGGTTAATTATTTAAAGAATATTATTCCTAATTCATTTATTCTCCACTATAAAAGGATATAAAAGTATATAACTAAGTTGAAAAAGCTATTCCTAATTCTTTAGCACGATCCTTATCAACTATGGCATGGCATGTCGGACATACAGGAAATTCAGAATTGCGAGGAGATCCACAAGCAGGACATTTAGTTTGTTGCATCATAGAGAAATCTTTCATCCAATCTTTTGTATTTAGATTTAGTAATTTTGCAGCCATACGCATATCATCTGATATTACAAGCGGATTTCCATTAGTCCTCGCCCATAAACTATCTGCTAATTTAACGAGCGCGGAGAAATATCTATCTTGATTAAGCTTTGCTTTATCTAATAAATGTTGGTAGGATTTCTTAAGTTCAATTAGAGTAAATGAACCTGGAATCCAAAATATTCCAGGCATACAATCACTCATATTACATCCTAATAATCCATTACAATAATCTTTAACAATTGAATCAGCCACTTGAATTGAACTATTAGGAATTTCTAATAATGGTTGTTCCTCATCTATTTCTTTCCACCAACTACTCGGACCAACAATTAATAATGATGGTTTTTCAACACTTCCAGAACTTAAATGAAATGTACCGGGTTGAATCGTATGTTTAATTTCATGAATTTCTTTTGGAAATATTGAAACAATAGTAGATTTATCTAATGGATTTACTTCCGCTCTAATTGTTCTGCGCCTCATGGTCTGAAGATTAAGAACTGACATTATTTCCTCTTTTCATAATTCCTCGGAACTATAATTGTTTCACCTGTTACTGTAGAGCCTTCAAAAGATGATTGTTCTCCAAATAATTCCTCTACTATTCCATCGATTCGCCTTCGCGCATTCTCTATTTGAGCTTCCTGTGAATTATCAGGATCAGAATATCGAGTGAGATTATGATTACTATATTGAGCGGCGTAGATAGTATTTATTATAAATTGTGCCGCTTCTAATTTTGGTGGTAAATAATCACCATTTCTATCTTCAAAAATCCAAATTGGTTCATATGAAACCTTAGTATCTGGTAATTCATCTTTATTAGTAATTGGAACAACTACTAATCGTTCTAATACAAATTTATCTTGAATCCACTGTCTGTATTTTGGTACCCATCTAGTCTCAGTTACTGATCTTAGAAATATTCCGCTCTTAGTAATATCATCATAGGTGCCATATCGCCATTCAAATTGAAACTCAGACCATACTATTCGCCATATAGGAAGCGATGATATAGTATCGATACCAAATAAATCAATTAACTGTTTATTCAAACTTTTAATAGATTCAGTCAGTTCCATACCATTTTACCTTATGTTGAGGTTCATTTGATTCAATTTGAGGTGTATTTAATCTAGATCTACCTTGTGAATCATATGAAGTATACCAATTTCCATTAATTTGATTAGGCCATATCACTACCGATGTAACATGGCCTACTTGAGCATCTAAATCACAATAAATCTTAATTCCCGCCTCGCGCACGCGCTTAAAAAATCCTATATCGTCACACCATTCATCCGATTCTAATTCACCTAATCTAATCCATGGTCTCTCTAATTTATCGAATATACTTGTCTTAATGAGAATACATCCCAATCCTGTAGCGACAACTTCAATAAGACCAGATTCATTTTTAGGTAATACTGTAAATAAACATTTTCCCATTTCATCTGCACTAGTGAATGCTAAAGGAGGATGAGGATAATTTCGCATAAGAGCGAGCGCGGAGACTATATCAACATCATGTTCTAATAATTGGATCAATAAATCAGATTTAACTATTATATCATCATCAATTAATAAAACATGAGTACATTCTTTATCAATAGCTTCCTGTATGATAAGATTTCTGTTGCGCGCAGGCGATTGTCCATGTGCTCTAGTTGAAAAGGTATTTTCAGGTTTCTCTAATAATTCAAGATAATCATAAAATGATGAATGTCTCGCCATCTCATTAGTAGGGACTCCGATCATTACTTTTATTTCCATTTCTTACCTTATTTATTTGAGCACGAATTGATTCCCAACTTCTATAATGAAATATCCCATTTTTTAATCTTTTAACTTGGGAATAAATTGATTTTCCTAATTTAATTTGATTTACTGCTCTATTTATATAAGCCATTTCATTTTTTAGCCATTTTCTTTGTTCATTCATTAGATTAAGGTCGGTTCTATTTTAATCCTAAACCGACAAGAGGATATAATGAATAGTTAGACCACTGCACCAACCCAATATTTAGCAGATGATGGATCATAGAAGAAAGTAATTGGACGATTAGTAATTGGCGTATATGCAGTCTTGATATTACCAGTAGTAACTAAGGCACCAGGAGATGCATCCGTAAAACAGAACACAAGTTCATGATACCCACTTACTGGAGGAGTAATAGTAGCAACCGCTGTAGTACCAGTAAGGAATGTTAATCTGGCTACTGGAGCAATTGTAGTAGTTGCTGCTATAGTGATTGGTAGTGGTTGTTTATCACTCTGAACTGTACTAAAATTCTGAAACAATAAGTCACTCATTGTATTCTCCTATTTAAAGTTAGTACCCCGCAGGAACTGCCAACGCATCGATGTAGGCAGTTGCCGCAGGATTATTTACGAAAGTTTGCATTCCACAAACCATATAGAAGATGTCGGCTGTGGCAACACCACCACTCGACGAACGAATTTCAAAAATCCTTCGCCCATCAGTGGTATAGAATCCTATCGGTAGGATTTCGCCACGGCCCCATACTTCATCAACTACGAAGTCTATTCTAGTTTTATCCCAGTTAAATGATGGTTTATCAGTCGCACCAGCGAATTGCATTTTATCAAAATACATATCCAGACCTTCATCTTTGGCCTGTTTCTGTATCATAATAACTGCTTGACCAATATCCTCATATGCCTGTTTTTGACATGGATGTAGCCATGCATTAGGCTTGAAGTTATTATCAATTCCTACTCTATTTCCAATCTTATTGATCGCGAGTCGTGGTAATGGTAATGTTAATGCAGATGAACCACCATTAACACGATTTGATCGGATTTCAGGCGTAGTTGATCTACTAAATCCTAACCATGTTCCAGTTGATGCATTGGAATGATGGTATGGAACTCCGAATAGTGCAGGTAATGACGCGGGCGAAGAGATACCATCAGTAACTAGAATATCAGTAGCAATTGCACCCGCTACTGCTGGAGTTACATCAATGGTAGCATTCTCAACATCCCACTTAGTAATAGTTCCTTTTCCACGTAATGTGGCAAGAGTCGCATCATATACTTGAACTACTTGACCAAATCTAACTAATCTAGCTCCGAATCCATCAGTAGTTAATGTATATGTATCAACACCAGCAGCAGTGGCAACTGTAGTGATAGTTCCAACAGCGCCAGTTCCTGCCTGCATTAATTGTGAGTCAAGTTGTCGTCGTAATTCATCTAATGCAGTAGCCGTAAGTCTCTTGACTGCGTTAGTAATAGCTTTACGATCATTATCTGTGGCCCACTGAGTTAATTTAGTATATTCAATATTCTCTGATACGAATACACTCGTAAGGACTGCTTTATCCCAAGTTGGCCCGCCACCACGTCCTAAATCTCCACCATTAGGATCAAAATATTGAAATGATCCACCTGGTCTCAATTCGAGCGGTACCCGCATTTGTCTCTGACTGATAACTTCTACATCGCACTTCTTGATATTCGCGTAGAATTTATCATTACGCTCAAATAGAGTACGAATTTTTGGAACAACTCTTTCTAATTCTAATGCTGTAACTTGTGATTCTACAACTGCCATATAATTTCCTTTATGTCCATTAGGACATTAGTCATCTGACATTAAATATTCAAGTGAAGACATGTTTCTTGGAACAGATTTGCCACTATTAGGTTTGGAGCGTGGCCTCTCTTCATTATTTTTATTAACATTCTTTTTAGTAGGAGAATCGGATTCATCATTAGTTGAAGTATGTTTACCCATTCCTTTTAAAGCTTCTTTTCGGGCCTTTTCAATGACTGAAGGCATCAGTGTTTTAGCTTTATAAAGAAAGGCAGATTTAATTTTATCAGTATAAACCTTATCAAAATCATGATCGGCTGCATTTTGCCATAATTTATCTACAATTGTTTTAAATCGCTTATCTTGATTTATGAGATCATTTAATGATTCTAATGCCTCGCGCGTCGCTTGTTTACGAACATAATCAGTCATTGATTGTTTAGGATCAATATTGGCTTCAATCGTAGCCTTATATGAATTATTAACTCGTGTATTCAAATCATTATTCGCTGAATTCAATTTATTTTGTCTGAATTTCATCTCACGCTGATTTAATTCATCTTCTTTAGTCTTGTCTGGATTAGGTTTATCAGATGATAATGATGACGGAGGAATGAAATTAGATGATGCGAATACAAATTGATTTAATATCTGAGCAGCATTTTGTAATGCCTCATTATTAGAAGCGCGACCTTCAGTGATCATTGCCATAATAGTATGTTTAATTGTATTTCCAATTACATGATGATACGCCTTCTCATCAACTTTAGATAGTACGGGAAGATAATTATCAATTATTTTATTAAACGCCTCTTGATTCTCGGACTTTACAGCTTTGAGCATCATCTCAGTGTTTCCACTGATTAGATCACGCTCAAATTTATCTAAAGTTTCTGCTTTAGATACTGCGTCCTTAGCATCACTAATTGTAGGGAGTAATTCAGTATATTGTTGCTCGCGATAATATGCCTTCTCTAGATAGGGGAAGTCTTTAAATAATTTTGGGTATTTCGCGAGGATTTCTCTACGTCTAACAGGCGTGACTAATTCTAAATCATCTTCAGATGGTTCTTCTAATTCTTCTTCTAATTCTTTTAATTCATCAATTTCGTCATCTTCTGTCTCTTCATCTTCATCCTCTTTAGATTCCTTATCTTCTTTAGATTCTTTAGATTCTTTCTTAATGGATTCATCCTTAGATTTAGTTTTCTTATCTTCTAAATCAATAGTTTCAATAGGTTCATCATCTCCAAGAAATTCAATAATATCCTCCTTATTCATCTCGGCTGTCGCCGATCCACTATCATTAGAATCGGGAGGACTCATTAATTCACTGAACTTGATTAACATTTGATTCCTCTTTTATGGGTGCCTTAGTGTCTTCACGCGGTCTTTTATTTGGAGTGACACCTGACTCCATCTGCTGTTGTTGCATAGCTTGCTGTTGTATTATTTGAAGATGCATTTTACCATGTAGTAATACATTACGATATCCATTTGGATTATCATTTTTAGCTTGTCTACCTGCTTCACTCACTATCCACTTACGACATATCTCGAATTCGACTTGATTATTATCAAAATCAGGATCTATTTCTACTGATGGCATTTCTGGCATCATTTCATCACCAGTTTCAATTGGTGCGCTGTTTAACAGTAGTTTTATCTCGTCGTATTGCTTTATAATGTCATCTTCACCAGGAACGTAAAAATCATTTAATCCTAATGATTCATGTATGAGACCAATATTTTCTGGGGCAGACATGATTTCTTGAATTTTAGGATTAACATTAGTCATTAATTTCTCAACAGTATCTTTAATTTGAGACCAAGTTAATGGTAAGTTTTCATTAGCATCTAATTCGACTTTACCAATTTTACCTTCGGTCTCGCTTTTTCTGATAAATACGTTAATAAAGTTACCATCATCATCACGTTTAACATCACGTTCGTCATCTTTCATTTCCTTAATATACATTGGAATGACTTTACCGAATATTGTCTTCCACCATATAGTAAATGTCTTCCAGGTATTCTGAAGTCGTTGTAATGACTGAGCGCGACGCATACTATATTCAGATGCAGTATCACTTCCTTCTAATTGACCACCAAATAATGATGGCGTCGCGCCTGATACTAATTGTGCCATCGATTGGACATTCTGACTAAATGGTAAGACTTCCGCTGATAATGTTGCTGTACGTAATTCATAGAATCCTTCGGATAAACTCTTACCAGATTTAGGTGTAGCCGGAAATATTCCTCCAGGAACTACTTCAGTTTGTTCATATGCTTTGAAATTAACCACGGCAGGATCTGCGAATGTCTGTCCTATACCATGTTCAATTGTTTGAAGGACTAATGAGACGAGATCATTCGTTATATCCTGAATTGATACTAATCCCTGACCAGCAGGATCGAAATGAAGGAAATCAGACAATGGATTCTCAAATAAAGTCCAACAATCATCTAATGATTCATTACATGCATGTGCAAATTCATCATTAACGAATATCGCTTTGACTCCATCGGGGAATTCTTTTTTCAGCGAAGCTGAATCGTCTGGTTGTAATATATTGAATTTGGCAGGACGAATCCATGCCTTATTGACAGTCACAACATTTAATGGATATTCCCCTTGATATTGAGGACTGAGACGACCCCATTGATCATATTGATTATATGAACCTGGATTACCACCCTTAATTGATTTTAATAATTTCTTATTACCATGTAAATGTTCAAATTCATTTACTACTAATGAGTAATCAGTTTCTTCTGAAAATATGAGATATGGTACTTTTTTCTGAGTCTTCGCGAAATTAGGTATCTTTACATTCAATCCACCATATGCCTCCAAACACATACGTGTCTTTGGTAATGATGTTATCCCGACTAGTCTGGTTACGATTAATTTCTCTCGACTAATTTCAGGATCCATCATTTGCATACATGCAGGACATAAATCCTGTCCACTCATTAGTGTATAATGTAATGATGCATCTTCATTATCGGGCATGAATTCATCTAATTCATTATTCCGTAACTCCGATCCGTCATTCTGCGACTGTGCAGGTTGTTGGGATGGTAATTCCTGTGACTGTTGATTTGGTAAACTCGGAATCTGGGGTTGATTCTGAGAGTTTTGCATACCCAATTGAATAGTAGGGTCTTGTGAAATCTCTTGTTGAATTTGATTAGGATCAGTTGGAGAAACAATAGAGTCCGATATAGTATGACCACAATTAGAGCATGTTGTAATTTCATGATCTTCAGTTGTTTCATCATATTCCTTTGATTCATATGTTTCGTCAGATTCAACTGGATAACTATAACAAGCTACCATTCCTTCAGTACAATAAACAAAGAGCGCGTGGAGCCATAATAAACTTACATTATTGTGACGATAAACTAATTCGGCTATTTTATCCCCGGCTTTCGCGGTGGCTAAATCAAGCGTATCATCAGCGTTATCAGGGAAACATTTAATGGATGGTACTGAAACTGAAAGAGCAGCAATGATTGATTCTAAATATGCCTTAAAAACATTAATAGGTTTATCGTAATATGATTGGTCTGAATCTTGATCTGCTGTTTCATCCCATATACGCCAATCATGTGCTACTTCACTATACCAAACTCTATTAAATCCTTCCCATAGTAATTTTAGTCTTCGCCAATTTCTAATCTGTCTTTCTCTTACGGCAGTATCCTCCTTTTGACAGTCATCATAGACTGCCTTTAATAGTCGCTGTGTCTCCTCGGAAATATTCTTAGACATTTATTTTCGATTCAATAGTTCGAATGATGGTATACCACGTTCCATCGATCTTATTTGTTCATCAAATTGAGGATTGCCATATGCTGATTGTAATACTCCACGTCTCTTTTGAATCTCTTGAATTTTTTCAGCTGCTAATTTAGTATCTACTGATCTAGTAATTCTAGGATCATTTAATCTTTCCTGAGCTAAATTAGCTAAATTCTCATTTATATTAATTCGATTAGTTACAGGAGCACCTGGATAATTTCTTTGCCCACTATTACGTGCATTTATTTCAAAAGGATTTTGTTCATATCCACCTAACTTATGAGCATTAATATATAATTGTTGAGTATCACTATTTCCTAATGCCTGAGCAGCATGAGTTCCTTCATGAAACACCATATTACGTGCAGCATCTAAATGTGGTGCAGCTTTTTCTCTACCTAGTTTAGTAAATTTAGTTAACATAGGTTCTGCTACTTTTCCACCTGGAATTTCTAATGAGGCATTTGCGCCTCTTACATAGGATTCACCGGCAGTAGGTTTCATATGAGCAGCTATGCGAGGATATTTATCCGCAAATTCATGTAATGCTAATCCAATATTTTTTGGAGCATCATCTGCTGCTTCTCTAAATGCATTAGTCCCTAATATTCTTGCTCCACGATTAGGAAACATACTAATTCCTTGAGCCATATCACCAGTCATTCCTGGAATATTTTGAGTTAATTTAGATAGATATGGATCAGGATCTCTAGTTTGTTGAAATAATTTATTAGCTACATATTCTCCAGATGATGCATCTTCTGGACTACCCATTCCTAAATATCCCTTTAAGGCTCCGACTGGAGCATCTATAGCATTACGTGCATATTGTTTCCATAGCGGCTGCGCCGCCTGTTGTTGTCTAGCAATTTTATCTTGATTTGATGTATCTATATTTGGATCAGATTGAGGAAGATTGAATCCCAATCGTTTCAAGATCGAACTAGATGGACTAGTATTAGGCATGATTACTTAGATGATTTAGCGAATTTAGACATAAATGATTTAGATGGTCCAGTATCTACTTTCGATTTATATTCTTTCTTATCCTTTGACTTAGATTTTTCAGACATCATAATCGCGATAGCTTGTTTTCGATCCTTTACTTTAGGACCATGTTTACTCCCACTATGTAGTTTGCCATGTTTAAATTTATGCATGACTTCTTCAGCGGGCATCATTCACTCCTAATCAAGATGACCTATTAGATTCGGCTACATCCAATTCTTTTTCGAGTTCCTCTAATGTTGGAACTTCAGTTGATTTCATTAATTTTGCTTTTTCTCTATCTTCTGCTTCTAACATTTGCCTGCGAACATTCCAACTTATATTCTTAGGTCCGATTGGTTTTAATTCATTTATATCGATTGGTTTAGATTCAACTGGTTTTTCTAATATTCGATCTAGTAAGACCTTATTTTCTAAACGAACTACTTCTAATTCATGTCTGAGTATTTCACATGAATTACAGATTAATGCCTCGCGCTTTTCATCAATACAATGGGGGCAGTGGGGCGCGAAGAAATGATGAATGAAATTAATCATGATAAGGTGAATACATAATCTGTTGCAGAAACGAATACACTAAATGTAGTCACACCCACTAGATCGAAATCTTTTACTTCACTACCTGCACTACGAAATTGTACTTTCTTACCAGCTAAATCGATATTCACATTAGTAAGATTTTCTAATCTTAATGCAGTGTTTTGTGATGCTATTCCTGTTTTAGCAGTAACTATAGCTCTACTCATTGATTATCTCCGATTATGATGATATCTACTAACCATCTTTACTGTTTCAAATGACTCGATATGTCTCATATTCCTATAGTATGCAGTCCAATCTCCCTCATTATTAAGTTTCGATAATAGTTCGGCTTCTTTCTGGACTCTAGTAAATTCATCAGATGCGTCATTAAAGTAGGATTCAGCAGAATCTAACGCATATCTTAAGTCATCATATGGATCGTCACCTTCAAATTCGGCAACATCCTCTGCTGGCTTACCATCTGAACTCTTTCTATCATAATTACATGCTTTAATACTGTCTATCATTTGAGGACAGCAATTAGGATGTCCATCGTGCGACTCACCGTCGCAAAGGAATATTTGTAATTTAGGTATATTAGTCTCGGGTTCAGGAAGATCGAATAATGACATATATGATTTATATTCCTCTAAACCCTTAATCCGCAGGATTCGATGAGCATATTCATCATTATATTCGATCTTCTCTGATGATGGAATGACTGGTTTGGGTTTCCATCTTAAATATTCATGTAATAACATTTTACCAGCGACTCTTGACCCCGCGCTATTATTAGATAATTCTATTGGTCTTCCAATGGATTCTTCTATTTGTTGTTGAATTGTATGTTCTTGTCCTCTATCTTGCGATGCTGATTTACAGAATTTAATAACGCGAGGAAATTCTTGATCAATGTAGCTCTTAACGATAGGCGCCCAATCAGATATCTTAGTTTTAATCCAATATATTTCTCGATATAAATAAACTCGTTTAGTTGGTGAGACTGCATAGAATCCGATATATGTCATGGCGGCGAATCCCCAATCCCCTATAACGAATTTGGGCCACCATGATGGAATCTCAAATGGTTCGACTACATGTAATGCATTAGAAGGCTCATCGGGATATTTTTTATCACGAAATTCATCGAAGACCTGACCTAAATACGCGGACCAATCGCCGAATTTCTTAGCTTTTTTCTCGGCTTCAGGTCTACCTTCTAGTGATTGACTATATAATGGATCAATGTTATCAATATTATCGACTAGAGTCGCGTGGATATAAATCCTTTTATTCCCACCCTTACCTACGATTATTTTCTCACCTTTAGGATATGGATCTACAAATCTTTTCTTAACAAATGTATGCCCAATACCACCTGGCATACCGGCTCCTCTAGTAATGGAAGGTAATCCACTATCTTTCGGTGCTCTATTCCTCTCAAATGCTATATAAAGATATATGTATTCGGTACTATTAGTAAGTTCGTCTGGAGTGAATAGGGAGATTTCCATGGAATCGTAATTATGGACATCTTTTTCCTGTTCACAATGCCCTAAGAAAATCATCGCGCCTGCATTTCCTCGAATACCTGCACCATATTGATCTTCGCGAGGGAATGTCCAGACCATATCAGTCTGATTAAATGTGGCTCCAAACTTACTGTATAACTCGCGTGATCTAGGAACAATTTCCTTCTTAAGATCAGGATAGGTACGACGCATAAACACTTGCTTAAACAATGGATTCTCGTGCCATCGATTAACTAATCCATAAACAAGTAATACATCAGATTTACCAGACCCCGCGCCTCCACCATAAAATCCTTCTTTTATTGTAATTGGGAGCGCGAGGAATAGAGCCTGCTTCTTATTAGGTTTCCAATGATCTTTAGAAAAAGACATTTATTTCACTCATGATTATTCAGGAGTCCCACTAATTGTACCCGCAGGAATATATCCATCAGTCTGTAATCGTTGATATATCTTTTTGACCATTGATGTCGATGTATTATTTCCAGTATTAACTTGATTAAGTAATGTAGCCCCAGTCGGTTGAGAAGGATGATCTGATGGTGCAGGAGTGGGATATGTAGCTGATTGTGCTAGACCATCATTTCCTATCCATTGAATTAATATTGATTTTTGATCAATATCAAATGTGACCCGTTGAATACGGAAATTAGTTGTATTAGGTTTAGTTAATGGACTAGTTAATGTGACTATTTCTTGTCCATTAATTCCAATCATATATCCTAATATAACTGCAAATATAATCGTTGATATAAATTTCATGTTAACTCCTAGTAACCGAGACACTGATAAGCAAGAACATCTCCAGCTACGAATGTACCTGCTAAAATAACTGTTGTTGTAGTAGATGTTGCACGAACTAGATTAGCTGTTGTTTCATTAGTAACCATACATGATGGAGCATTAGTCCATGCTACGTTGAATGTAACAGTACATGATGTACCACCTACTGTACCAGTAGTTACTTTACCAGCTACATCTGTTCCAACTAATGTTGCTGCCGTAGTTCCACATGATGCTGCTGATGTATTAGATACAACGGGTGCAGTACCATTTCCTAAAAATTTAGGTGCTATAGGAGGACCACCAAACGTAATATTACCTGATGTAATAGGGATACTTATAGCTGCAACTGGTGATGCCTCAGTACCACCATAATCTAATGACATTACTCTAGCTGTGCCAGTAGATGAACCTTTCGCCGCGCCAATCCGAATCTGATTTGCAGTCGTGATCCAGTCGTGTTTTAACCATTCACCAGCGGTGGTAACAGTAGTGAAAGTATTATAGACACGAAGATTCATCGCCGCTGTACCGGCGCGAATGCCAAGTATTCCCGCGGTATCTCTATATATTCTGGTATCGCCTAATGTTGTAGACGCTATACTAGTACCCCAAAAAATTGGAGTAGTAGAATCTATACTAAGACCCGCTGCACCACTAATTAAAGCTGCGCCACCAGCAAATGTTGTATTACCTGTGATTGTTGCAGCGCCAGTGATTGTTACTAGATTTGCACCACTCGCGGTAGCTACCTTAAATACACTCGTAGAAGCTATCTGTAAATCTAACAACATTGATCCTAGAGTACTTGCTGTATTAGTGATATTAAGTTTTATACCAGTAAATGTTATAGCAGCATTATTCCATGTTTGTGTTGCATCAATTATTGGAAATGATGCAACAGTTTGGGTCGCTCCATTTATTGTTAATGCTGATGAGCCTACTACGCCTGTTAATGTAACTGGAGCGACTAATGTTGGCCCAGTATTAAATACTGCGAGACTTGTTCCTGTTTCATCAGTTAATGCTGTAAGTAAATTAGCAGATGAGAATGAACCTAATGATGCCGCATTACCTACTGAAGTAACCATTCCAGTAAGATTAGCATTAGTTGTAACATTTCCCGCGGTTAGTCCTGCGGCTGTTCCAGTCACATTAGTCATTACACCTGATGTAGGCGTACCTAAAATTGGTGCAATGAATGTAGGTGTATTATTGAATACTAATAGACCAGATCCCGTTTCATCAGATATTACTCCTAATAATTGGAGAGATGTAGTTGCACCAAATTGTGCTAATGTCCCTGCTGTTGTTGCTAATCCAGTTGTATATGCTGATGTTAATGTAGTACAGGTAGGAACTCCCGCAGTTGATATTGCAGTAACGGCTTGATTAGTACAAGTTCCGCCTGTAACTACTGCTGCTGGTAAATCCGCAGTAACTAAAGCGCGAAAAGCAGGAACGGCTGCACCTCCTGATACAGCCGATGCAAATACCTTATTAGCAGTTTGAGTAGCTAATGCTATATCTATAGTTCCTGCGGTTGTGATTGGATTTCCAGTTACAGTGAATATATTAGCTGCTGTTAAATCTACACTTGTTACTGTTCCAGATCCTACTCCACCTCCACCAGAAGAATTATTCCTCGCGGCTGTGGTAGTTCGTCGAATTACAGTTGCAGTTCCTGATGTATATGCAGTGAATACTACACGAACTGTAGTTAATCCAGCTACAGGAACAGTCCATATTCCATTTCCAGTCGTAGTACTTACTGATGTAGTGGAATTAACTGGCATTACACCTAATGAAACGAATGTAGTTCCATTAATAGATGATTGAAATGTTACTGTACCTACCCACGTTCCAGTAATTTGAACTCCTAGTGAACCTTGGCCCGCTACATTTAAATCAATACATCCCGCGCCTGGACATACTGTAGTAGTAATTGATTGTGTCCATCCTATTACTGGAATTAACCATAATATAAATGTTAGGAAAGATCGTTTCATTTCTTATCCTCTGATTGATCTGGAATCCTATCCTTGAAAGTTAATGTATTCCAATCAAATACTTGATTATCTTTTGGTTTCATGGTATCTCTAAATTCATTTAATAATGATTGTTGTTCCTGAGATAATTCTTTATTAGTTATAGAAACTTGACACTGTAATAATTGGGATCGTAATTGAAATATTTGTGCTCTCATTCGTTGATATTCAGTTAATTGATTTTCTGTATTTTGTCCAACTAAAATCAATGGACTAATCAACATAACTATAATAAATAAACTATTCCTTAGAATAGATGACATCGAATGTGTCCTCGCGAATTGGTTGAGGCGCGAAGAATACAAATGTAGGACTGGCTACGCCACCATTAGGTGATTGAGATTCTGGTTCCATATTCTTGATAATGACTGACATATCCTTGGCTATGCCTGCGCATTCAGTCGCCTTCGATGATGCCAATTTTTCAGGAGTTATATTATGTAATGCCTGCATTAATCGGTTCCTAGCCCGATTACTTACTCTAAGTTTAGCTTCGTTAATATGGGATTTATTAGGAGTTTTATCATAAGATTTAGTAGATGTTGATCCATTTGCATATGCTGATACAGATGATGGACTTATTCCAAATTGATTAGCGAGCGCGAGGCCATCAACTCTACCATTAATCTCAGATGTCTCTCCTATAATTTTTCGCAATGAATCTGGAACCTGAACATTCCCTAGACCTCGACCTGATTCAATGTCATTAATTATCGCTTCATTGGACTTAGATGGAACTATATTCAATCGATTTTTTTCTAATTCAAAATCATTATCATTTACTATACCCATTCCCATATATCTATCCTATATGAATGAACGAAGTAAATCGATTAAGTCGAGACAGTGATAGTGGCGATATGAGATGAGATACTATAAGTGACTGTGGCTATAGTCCTTAGATCGAAATCAGTTGTTTTAGGGGTATTACCTACTACATTAACAACCCTTAATACATTACTTGCTATTAGAAAACTAATAGAAGTTACATTAGATAGGACTAACGATGTCACGGTAAGGCCCGGCCCGATTTGACCAGTTACTGTTACGGTGTCTACTGCCATTCGCTACGCTCACTTTCATTTAATTTCATATCATTTATCTCAATGTATTAAATGAAATGAAATAAAATTGAATGAAATGAATGAAATGAATTATCTACCTTCTGATGAATAGGGATTATTACCAACACCACCTGTTTTCTGATGATTAGTTCTACCAAAATAGAATCCAATTACTGTAAATAGAACATTAGTCATAAATATGAAAGCTGTCTTATCTTCACTACCCGCTTGTAATGATAACTTAACACTAGCATATATAACTGATCCAGTCACGGTTAGTGCAATTAATGCTTGGGTGATTTCCCATATTGCATTAATTAGTCTTTGTCCTAATGCTCGTTTGGATACTTCCTCAACTGATAGAGTTGCAACAGTAGCGGCAGCTTGAGCCTTGATTGTATCTATTTCAGTATGAATATCTTTTAGATTTGTATCCATGGACTTCGTCCATTTATATTAGAAATGAATCATGATAGTCTAGATCTTGGTATTCCGTATATTTTCATTTTATAGTTGATGACTCTATCACTTAATCCTAGGCTAACGCCTGCAAGATATTGATTTCCATTATGATATGCTAGTGCATTTAGTATTGCATTTCTAATTACTATATCTAGTTTGATTGGAATAGGGACTGATATCCAATTGTCATTTTCATCCTGATATTTGGTCCTCATCATAATGATTAATTATATTCATATTAAATATTGAATTAAATTAATTAATCATAATATAATCAATAATATTGTGTGAATGTTCAGTCGGTCTATCGAATGATTCATTCTAGCACAATTCGATGATTCAGTCAAGAGAGACTGAACATTAGATTATATTAATTAATTTAGAGAGAACTATTGATTATATTATATATCTGATGATATGGAACCATAATTATGAGACTCTAATTATTATATGTATAAGATATTTAATTTCGATGTCGCCCCTAGTGTTCACTAAATGGAACCACCTATAGAGGGGTACTCTATGGTACTCTATATGACACGAGAGTATTTGATGGACATTGGCATGAGTTATGAATTGGTATGATTATTGCCTATGTAATGATATAGAACATAATAGTTGGCATGACTATTGACCGTCATGAATCGTGCCATGATTAGTTGGTACATGGTATGCATTAGCACCAATCGTGCCATATTACATAGGCAGACATTATATGACATTATATGACATAGACAGACATTACAAATTCGAAACGACTCAAATGAACTGATTCGCAAGTCATTGATTCTAAATAAGTTACAGTTTATTTTTGACTTACGGTCATAGTCAGTGGATTACGATTTTGGTCACATAATATTATGAGATTCGTGAAATCCCTAGCAAATATGAAGATTGGACTTGGCATCTATGATGCTATAGTATACAGTGGCAATGACGCCACGAAGGAGAGACAAAATGGAAACCAAAGTCGGAAAGTTCTCATTCGCGATTCCCGAAGGACATTCGGAAGCTGGCAAGAAAGTTGAAAAGACTTTCGATTACACTCAGGTCAATACCGAGACTGAGGCTACTGAGGTTATCACTTCCAAAAAGTGGAATCTCGTGACGATGGTGAACGATAATCTGAAGGCTAATGCGCGCAGCTCGGCATATCAGGCTGCACTACTGCCATACAAGCCTAGCGAGGTGTCGGCTGAAGATATTCAAGAGCGTATGATTCGCGATTTCATTCGCCTTGGATTCTCAGAAGATGTTGCACGTAAACAGGTCCTGGGAATGCTCGCAACTAAAGCTGAAACCGTCACCGTCGAATCAGTGTAAGGATAGACTCCTGGTCAAGAGTATAAACTGACCATTCCTACCTAATTTCCTTCCATTAAATCCAATCAAGTCATTAATCGAATAATATCATATAAGCTATGCTGATAATGAATTGCTCAATAGACTATCATTCTTTTAAATTTAATAATTGCTTAATGTATAATATTAAGGATTATTAATATTATTTACTATTCTTTCGCTCTCCTCCTCCCTCCTGTCCCTCGGTCAGTAGTACGCCCACCTTTCAGATACCTAAAGAGGACACCGGATCACATGCAATTATAATACCAGGAAGGAAAAGGTTTTTTATTTTTTTTTTTTTTTTTTTTTTTTTTTTTTTAATTTTTTATTTTTTTTTTTTTTTTTTTTTTTTTTTTTT